ATGCCGGATGGTTGCTGCGTCGAAGGTCGCAGTGCCGCAGGTGATGACGGTGAAGGCCGCTAGTGCCGCCGCGAGGCTGTCCGTCTGAATATCAGCAGCCCGCAGAGAGGCGATCTTTGCAGCAGTGGCTTCAATTGCCCCGGCATTGAGGTTATTGATGGTCGCCTCGGCGATATGCGCAAATAGAATAGCGGCAGATTGGATGTTCGCCGCGCCAATTGCCGCATTCTGTATATGCGCGTTGCCGATAGCCGCTTCCTGGATCTGCAGCTCGCCGACCGAGCCTTCCTGCAGGTGGCCGATTCCGACCGAGCCAATCGCCAGCTTTGCGCCGGTTATGCTCCCACCAGGAATTTGCTTGGCTGATATGGTGTTGTTCTCCAGGGTGTCCGCCACAGTTCCCAGCGTCAGCTCCGTGTACTTCCGGGTCAGGCAGTTGTAGGTATACTGCGTCGCCCGCATAGATACGGACACGCCGACCTTCTTGGCAATCACCCTCACCGAATCTCCGAGAAAAATGTTCTGGAGAGCAGCATACTGGCTGTATTCCTCCGTATCCGCACAATTCACGAAGTCCACCTTCAGCGTGACTGTGGGCATATCACAACCACCCGCATATGCGTCAGCGACAGCCTTGCGCATTTCGGTATAGCACTGATTCTTGGTCTTCTTATCGTCGCCCTTGGTAACCTCCTTCGCATCGGACACTTCGAGGTGAAGCCACTTTGGGAAGGGATAGTTTTCAATGAGCGGGCTGTCGATATACACTTCCGGCAGATAGAGCACCTTGCCGTTCTTGTCCTGTCCTGTAGGCATGATCCGGGTGGAGACGTTCGTCAGGTCGACGTCATAGGAAATGCCAGTGAGATTCTTGCCCTCCCGGATCTGAACGTTCGTATCACTGCCTACTCGCTCAACGAGGAACACATCGAACCAGTCGCGGGACAGCTCACCGCCATACTTGGCAACAAACCCTTCGTCTCCCAGCAGGGCGTCCACAGGATTGACATTGGTGAATTCGACCTCCTCTGCTGTCGAAGTCAGGTCAGAATAGAAGGTGAAGTCGTGCTCTGTCAGGCAATGGCCGGATATGCCTTGAACAACCGAAGCGCCCGTATCGCTTTTCCCCGGCTTATAGGACTTGATCATGTTGTCCATGAGGTCGTAGAACACATGACGTGCATACACGGTGATCTTGTCCAGGTCAGGTACCACGCGATAGATTCGGAAGGGCTGCTCCCGCAGCTGCCGGGCCTCCACAACTTCCTTCGCAGCCTGCGCCGGTGCGGGCAGTGTTTTGACATAGGTCAGATAGCTGGCTGACATATAGCCATGCTTGCCGTCCGGACAGGAGACCTCGTACCAGCTGGAGGTTGTCTTGGCCAGGACAATCACCTGCGTGCCCTTCTTGTACTTTCCGAGAATCTTGTACTTTGTGCCGGTTCCTGAGCGCAGCCTCAACGGGTCACGATGCGTGCTCACCTTGTACACCATGCCGCTGGTGGATGTCTGCGGCACCAGCTTCACCTGCGGGGTCATGGCAGCGGGCACCGGCGCACGGACGATGTTGCCCTCTACCAGCCGCTGCCATTTCCCTTGCTCATCCAGCGCATGCTCCATCTGCAGTTCGTACTCGCCATTCAGGGTTTCCGTGACAGTACAGGAGGTTGGCGTAACCACGCCCATGCCGTTGGTAGAAAAGTCAGTACACTCCGGGCTGTATACACATATCACAAAGCAACCCCTCCTTTCTTACAGCGTGCGCCAGTTGGGTTGGATGACTACACTGCTCACCTCTCCCGTCCAGGAAATTGCGTTCAGTCCAGGCTGCAGGCGCGGGAATTCACCACTCATGCACTCGTTCATGGAGGTCGAACCGAGATAAGCCTCCTCCAGTTCGGAATCAATCACAATACTGGTAGCGATGTCTGACAGCTCAATGATCTGCATATTGATCATCAGCGTAATCTCACCTGTCCCATTCACGGTGATAGTCGGCTTGGAATAAACAGTTCCGGGATTGGTCATGATGCTGGAGCTGGCAGTTATGGTCTGCTCCTGGGAATCGTTCAGGTAGAAGAATGGCTTGCAGCGGAAGTTCACTGTGAAACTGCGGTGCGGATTGCCGCGCAGGATCTTAGCGAACGGGATTTGATTCGTGACGCGGGCATAGTAAAAGCCACCCTGCCGGTTGGCGAAGGTGACCTTACCACTGCCCTTGAGGTAACCCGCAATCTCTGCGATCCGGGATGGCTCGGAGATAAAGCAGTCCGCTGCGAGAACCATATCGTCGTACACATCCTGGTCTTCCAGCATCGTTAGACTGCCGGAGCGCCCCGGCACATCCGTGAAGACCGCGCGTTCGGAGGGAATCGTGATGTCCGGCTGCGTCGAGACATGAATCCCATACTGCGTGCAGCGTACCCCGTTCCATTCAAACCAGTCGTTCACTCACATCATCCCTCCTATCATTCATGCCAGCCTCAGGCCTCTGCCGCGCTGTTGCCTCTTGGTCAGCGAGGCGATCTCAATGGCAAGCGACCGGATATCCTGCTGGTCTCGGATATTCATGCTGCTCACGTTGAGATTGACCGTGCTGTTCTGGTTGTATGTCTTGTTGTTTGCGGCAGGACTGCCAATGGCACCTTCTTGTGCCGCATCGGTCAGATATCGGGCAGCGTTACGCACCGCCTTGACCTGTTCCTTGGTTTCTTTCAATGCACCTTCGCCGAAGCCGCGCATGGCCATGACACCGACCTCATCCCGAAACACACCGGACGGGCTGGCGATCTTCAGCTCCGCCTTAGCTGCATTGACAGCAGCACGGGCAGCATTGCGCATTGCGGTGATTACACCTGAGCGTCCAGCGTTGATTCCGGCCACGAGGCCGCTCATCACATTAGTCCCAGCGCTGCGAAGAGTGGAGCTGTTCAGGTTATTGGAAACTGCGGAACGCACACCCGAACCTACGCTGCTGGCCGCGCCAGAAAAACTATAGCCAGTCATCGCTGTGGCAATGCCGCCCATCGATTCTGTGCCAAACTGTGCCAGCAGGTTGGCCGTGAGCACACCACCAATGGCGCTGCTCAGATTTCCGGAGGCCGTTGCAGCTGCGGGAGAGAAGTCATAGCTTCCCATCCCGGAACCGATACCTTCGGCGATACTTCCACCTATGGTCTGTGCCGTGCCGCCGCCCTCGTCTCCAAACGCGCCACCCAGTGCGCTTTCCACGGCTGCGGCAACCGTGCCAGCCTCTCCGGTGAAGTCATGCTGCGACGCCCCTTGTCCAATGGACTGAGCCAGTCCTTCACCGATGTTGCCTGCAGCGCCCTCGCCACCTTCACCACCCCCGAGCGCAGCCTCCAGCGCACTCTCCAGTGCAGAGGCTATCGTCTCGGCATCGGTTGAAAAGTCATACTCGCCAGCACCCTGGCCGATACCAGCGGCGACGTTTTCACCCATCGGCACCATGCGCTGGGCGGGACTGTGGGCATCCAGTGCTGTGTTTAGTGCTGCTTCGAGATTGCTGACCACTGTTTCGGCGTCTGAGTCCCAGCCGCCCTCGGTCATGCCCTGAGCAATGCCCTGGATGACATTATCGCCGATGCCCAGGGTATCCAGTTCAGTGATAAGTGAGAGCACGTTCTGGAGGTTTTGGATGTCCGCCTCGCTGACCTCTTCGCCGTTTCGGATCGCGGCTACGACTTCTGCCACATAGGTGGACAGCTCTGCGACATTCTCCGCATCGAAATCCAGCTGCATGCTGGTGTCCAGCGTTTTCAGTCGGCCAGTAGAATCAATCAGGTCACTCAACCATGCAAAGTCGAGGAAGCCTGGATTCTTATACCGTTCAATCCGCGAAAGGGCAGAATCCACATATCCCATAAGGGTGGTAGGCACCAGGCCAATCGCGCGTCCAGCCATTGTCAAGCCGAGCTGATCCACTTCGTCCACAGCCTCCCGCATGTCAGCGATGGCCTCCTGTGTGCCGGTGACCTCCGGGGAAATGAGCACATGGAGTGTGCCATCGTCACCCAGCACCGCTACACGATCAG